TCCTGAATCATCCGGCGGTGGACAACGATATCTGGGCCTGGGGCAACATAGGTTACGTTCCGACCGGCGTGGACGGCGATATCGGCGGCGGCGATGCAATCATTGATCTGGTCTATTCGCTGGGCGCGCAATACCGCGCCAATGCGTCCTTCGTGATGAATTCCAAGACGGCCGGTCTGGTGCGTAAGTTGAAGGATGCCGATGGACGGTTCTTGTGGTCCGATGGTCTGGCGGCGGGTGAGCCTGCACGTTTGATGGGATACAAGGTGGTCGTGGCCGAGGACATGCCGGATGCGGGTTCGGGGGCCTTTGCGATTGCCTTTGGTGATTTTGGCGCCGGTTACACGGTTGCCGAACGGCCTGACCTGCGGGTTCTTCGTGATCCGTTCAGCGCCAAGCCGCATGTCTTGTTCTACGCGACGAAGCGCGTGGGCGGCGATGTGTCGGACTTTGCGGCGATCAAGTTGCTGAAATTCGGCGTTGCATAAGCGGCGTTGAATGCAGGGTCGGGTAACCGGCCCTGCGGCAGACGCGTGTCACCAAGAGACCCTCCATGTTGTCTAGCTGCTCCCCTCCGTCCGAGCAATGTGGAGCGGCGCGCGTCTGCCAATTCAGGGCGAATTGGCCCGGAGGGGTCCGAGCTTGCGGAGAGAATTCATGATGTTGATCGAAGAAACCACCGTGCCAGATGCGGCGTTGCCGGTGGCCCAGTTCAAGGCCCATTTGCGGCTGGGGACCGGGTTTGGCGAAGACAGTTTGCAGGACGAGGTTCTGAAGAGTTTCCTGCGGGCCGCAATAGCGGCGATCGAGGCGCGGACCGGCAAGGTTCTGATCGCGCGTGATTTCAGCTGGACCCTGTCGGTCTGGCGGAACCGGGCGGGCCAGGTGTTGCCAGTGGCGCCGGTGACGCAGGTGTCGGGTGTGACGTTGGTGGACCGGGGGCAGGCTGAAACCGAGGTGGCGGCGGATCAGGTCAGGCTGGAACGCGACAACCAGCGCCCGAGACTGTGCCCGGTGGGAACGTTGTTGCCGATGGTGCCGCCAGGTGGAGAGGCGCGGATCACCTTCACGGCGGGCTATGCGGTGGATTGGGCCGGTATGCCCGCCGATCTGGGCCATGCGGTGCTGCTGCTGGCGGCGCATTATTACGAATACCGCAACGAGACCGCATTGGGCGACGGGTGCATGCCGTTTGGTGTGACCAGCCTGATCCAGCGGTATCGGTCGATGCGGATCACACCGGGAGCGGTAGCATGAGGGCGCCGCGGTTGAACCGGCGTTTGATGCTCGAGGCGCCTGTGCGGTTGGCGGATGGCGCAGGCGGGTATGCCGAGAGCTGGGGCGTTCTGGGCGAGGTTTGGGCCGAAGTGACGGCACGCACTGGGCGGGAGCGGGCCGAGGCCGGAGTGCCGGTGTCTGCGGTCGCGTGGAAGATCGTGGTGCGCGGGGCACCGCACGGAAGTGCCGCCCGCCCGATGCCGGAACACAGGTTCCGCGAGGGCACACGGCACTACGTGATTCAGGCGGTGGCTGAGCGCGACCCCGACGGGCGGTATCTGACCTGTTTCGCGGACGAGGAGGTGGTGGCATGAGCTATGGCATGGCGGGTGCCTTGCAGGCGGCGGTCTATCAGCGCCTGCTGTCGGATCCCGGAGTGAGCGGCCTGGTCGGGGCGGCTGTCTATGATGCGCTGCCGGTGGGGGAGCTGCCGCAGACCTATATCAGCCTGGGTCCGGAAACGGTGCGGGACAGGTCGGACGTCGGCGGTGCGGGGGCCGAGCATCGGTTCACCGTGTCGGTGGTGACGGAAACGGCCGGTTTCGGCAGTGCCAAGGCGGTTGCCGCTGCGATCGGAGATGCGCTGGAGAATGCTGACCTGGTGCTGAGCCGGGGCCGTCTGGTGGGCCTTTGGTTCGAACGGGCCGCGGCGCGCAGAGGCGGCAAGGCCGGGCGTTTGCGGCGCATCGATCTACGGTTTCGCGCACGTCTGGAAGACAATTAATCAATCAACCTTTGGAGACACGATATGGGTGCCCAGAACGGCAAGGACCTGTTGGTCAAAGTGGACATGACCGGCGACGGTCAATTCGAAACCATCGCGGGGCTGCGGGCCACGCGGGTCAGCTTCAACGCCGAAAGCGTGGATGTGACAAGCCTGGAGAGCCAGGGCGGGTGGCGCGAATTGTTGGGCGGCGCCGGTGTTCGATCGGCGGCGATTTCGGGGTCCGGTGTGTTCAAGGACGCCGGCACGGATGAACGGGCGCGGCAGTTGTTCTTTGACGGCGAAACACCTGCCTTTCAGGTGATCATCCCGGATTTCGGCATCGTAGAGGGCGCGTTTCAGGTGACGGCCATCGAATACGCTGGCAGCCACAATGGCGAGGCAACCTATGAGATGTCGATGGCCAGCGCCGGTGCGCTGAGCTTTACGGCTCTTTGAGGGCATGGCCAATCCGTGGAAGGGAGAGGTGGCATTGGTCATCGACGGGCAGCGGCGGGTTCTCAAGCTGACGCTGGGCGCTTTGGCCGAGTTGGAACAGGTGCTGGAGGCCGGGTCTCTGGTGGAGCTGGTGCAGCGGTTCGAGGGGTCTGCGTTTTCGACCCGCGATGTTCTGGCGTTGATCCAGGCGGGGTTGGCTGGCGGTGGCATCGGGCCTGAGGTCGATCCCGGCCGCGCCGAGATCGAAGGCGGACCGATGGCGGCAGCGCGGGCGGCGGCGGAACTGCTGGCGCGGGCGTTCATGGTGCCCGGCGAGACATGAGCGGTTTCGATTGGCCCGTGCTGATGCGCGCCGGGATGCAGGGTTTGGGTCTTACGCCGGAGCAGTTCTGGCGGCTGACCCCTGCGGAGTTGCGGGTGATGCTGGGTCAGGGCGCGGATAACGGGCCGTTGTCGCGCGCCGGGCTGGACGCCCTGTTGGCGACCCATCCGGACAAGCAAAGAGGAGAAGGCAATGACTGACCGGGACGGAATGACAAACCTGGAAGATCAGGCCGAGGCGCTGGAGGATTCTCTGGGGGCAGCGGCGGGTATGGCGGCGGGGTTTGACAGCGAATTGCGCCGGATGCGCGAGTCCCTGGCGGCGACCGGCCGGGATGTGGCGACGCTGGAGCGGGGTCTTTCAAAGGGGCTGCGCCGCGCCTTCGACGGCGTGATGTTTGATGGCATGAAGCTTTCGGATGCACTGGAAACGGTGGCGCAGTCGATGATCCAGACAACCTATTCGGCGGCAGTCAAGCCTGTGGCCAATCACTTTGGCAGCCTGATGGCGCAGGGCGTCAATGGAATGGTCGAAGGATTGTTGCCGTTTGCCGCTGGCGGCAGTTTTTCGCAAGGCCGCGTGATGCCCTTTGCCAATGGCGGCGTTGTGTCGGGGCCGGTGTCGTTCCCGATGCGCGGCGGGCGCGGGTTGATGGGAGAGGCCGGACCCGAGGCGATCATGCCGCTGGCGCGGGGCGCCGATGGCAAGCTGGGTGTGCGCAGTGCCGGAGGTGGCGGTGCGGTGAACGTGGTGATGAACATCTCGACCCCGGACGTGCAGGGGTTCCAGCGCAGTCAGGCGCAGATCGCGGCGCAGATGAGCCGCGCCATGGGGCATGGCGCCCGCAATAGGTAATTCGGACAGCAAGGGGAGAGCGTGATGAGCTTTCATGAAATCAGATTTCCGGCCTCTTTGAGCTTTGGCTCGGTCGGGGGGCCGGAGCGGCGAACGGATGTCGTGACGCTGGCCAACGGGTTCGAGGAGCGCAACACGCCCTGGGCGCATTCGCGCCGGCGCTATGATGCCGGGCTGGGGATGCGGTCGCTGGACGATGTGGAAACGTTGATCGCGTTTTTCGAGGCGCGCCGCGGGCAGATGTTCGGGTTTCGCTGGAAGGACTGGTCTGATTTCAAATCCGGTCGGGCGTCTGCCGAGATTGATTTTCGCGATCAGGTGATCGCGGTCGGTGACGGCGAAACCACCGTTTTTCCCATGGTCAAGACCTATCGGTCGGGCACGTTCACTTATGTCCGCCCGATCTCGAAGCCCGTGGCCGGAACCGTGCGGATCGGGATCGAGCAGGACGAGATGCGCGAAACGGTCGATTACAGTGTGGACGAGGCAACCGGGCTGATCAGTTTCGTTCAGCCGCCCGCCGATACGATGACGATTACGGCAGGATATGAATTCGACGTTCCGGTGCGGTTCGATACCGACCGGATTCAGACCAGTGTCGCGAGTTTCCAGGCGGGCGATGTGCCGAATGTGCCGGTGGTCGAGGTGCGGGTCTGATGGCGCGGCTTGATGCAGCGTTCGAAGCGCATGTGCAAAGCGGTCTGACGACGCTGTGCCGATGCTGGGCGATTACGCGCAAGGATGGGGTGACCTATGGGTTCACGGATCATGACATGCAGCTGGAGTTCGAAGGGATCGGCTTTCGGGCCGATACCGGACTGTCCGCGCTGGCATTGCAGCAAGGCACCGGATTGTCGGTGGACAACTCCGAGGCCATCGGAGCGTTGAGCGATGCCGCCGTGCGTGAGGCCGATATCGAAGCGGGACGCTTCGACGGGGCGGAAGTGCGGGCCTGGCTGGTCAACTGGGCGGATGTCACGGTGCGGTGGTTGCAGTTTCGCGGCACGATCGGCGAGCTGCGCCGGGGAGGCGGTGCGTTCCATGCCGA